AACGCAACCAGCGAGACTGGTGAGTACTTCCGCAACAATGTGTGGTACTGGCGACCACTGTGGAACTATTGCGAAGAAGTCGCGCCCTACCTGTGCGAAGACGTGAGCGGTCAGTTCAATGATGGGGACGGACTCGACGCCGAGGATGCGGACCAACTCGCTCACATCCTTTTTTCAATGCTCGCTGATGGACACACTCAAGCGTACGAACACGCTTACAATAAGCGCGTAGCAGAACTGCCACGTCATGAGTGCAACTTCTGCCAAGGTACTGGAATCCGTACCGACCAGATCGGTCAAGACATGGGAATGCCAACGCGTGAACTCGAAGATCATGTGAAGGTCCTTACCGGACGTTCGCACGGATGGTGCAACGCTTGTGGTGGCGAAGGCCGCCAAGATCATCACGATGCTGACTACTCGTTCACAGTCGAAAACGTTCGCAAGTTCGCCGAGTTCCTTTCGGACTGTGGCGGATTCGAAATCTGCTAAGCAGAGAACATAGCGGTAAGTCGATAATCACGTGCCGAGACACGGATCGACTTGCTGTGCTGTACTTTATTTACAGCAAACAAATATAATAGAACAACAGAAACAAAATGACACAAACAGCAAACACAATTGTGCGCCACATTGAAATGGGAATGCACGACTCAGACTTGGGAGAAATTCTCAAAATCGCCGGAGATCGACTTTACGAGATCCGACAATCACGCTCAGTCCAGGACTTCGGCGTGGGTGACACGATCGAGTTCAACCCGCTCAGCGAACCAACGTACCTACGCGGTAGACACGCTAAGGTTGTAGGACGCGGCAGAGCAAAACTACTCGTCCAGTTCGACAGTCCGACCGGAGGATTCGTCAGACATGAAGATGGAGAATGGAAATCAATTGCTTTCCGCGTGAGCCCGTTCGAAGTAGATCCAGTGGTATAGTGACCGAATGACCACGATCATTGCAATCCAAGGAAACGATTGGGCGGTAGTTGGGTTCGACTCTCAGGTGACTGAGGAAGGCGGGCGCCAGTACACACTCGGTCGCGGATCGGCGAAGGTAATGAAGAACGGTCAGTACCTACTCGGAGCAGCGGGCGACGTGCGAGCAATCAACATTCTCGCGTATGCGTTTACTCCGCCCAAGGCGATGCAACTCACAGGCGTGCGACTCGATCGCTTTATTACCAGTAAGTTTGTGCCAGCACTGCGAGAGTGTTTCGAAGAACACGGTTACGTGTCTCGAGAATCTCGCGAACAGGCGCAGCACGGATCTGTTGTTCTCGTCGTAGTGAACGGTCAGATTTACGAGATTGACGAAGACTACGCATGGGTTCGAGATTCGACTGGAGTGTATGCATTCGGTTCAGGCGGCGAATACGCGCTCGGCGCGATTTACGCCTCAACCGGTGACAACATCGCCGGTCTCGGAATTGTAAAAACAGAAAAAGCTGTTCGCGACGCGCTCATGATTGCGGCAAAACTGGACTCCAGTTCAGGACCACCGTTCCACGTAATGCGGCAGACAGCACCATAACAACTAACAACACGGAGACACAATGACAACAGACACACAAATACTCGACGTCGCAGCAATGCTTTCAATTATTCGATGGAAAGACCGAGCAGCGTGCAATGGTAAGCAGGAATTATTCTTCAGCGATCACAAACAGACAGTCGTACAGCAGGCGAAGCTCGTTTGCGGCGGCTGTCCTGTGCGCGCGCAATGTCTTGCGTACGCTTTGGAAAATACGGAGATTGGAATCTGGGGCGGGTACACTGCAAACGAGCGACGCATGATGCTCCGGGCGAGCAGGAAAGAAGCGCACCTCAAGAAATAATGCGGAATGATATTTACTTTCCACGAAAGTGTGGTTAGTATATGCATCTACATTCACAGGCGAGTCCAGTAACAATCACGATCGAGGCAAGATGTCAGAAGAAGAAATCACGAAACCGAAGCCGAGCAAATGGAAATGCCCGGAGTGCGGGCAGAAGGTGACCTTCTACGTCGTGCCATCAGCGCCTCCAACGTGTTCCAACCCCGCGACGCATCCGAAAAAGATTGTGAAAATGACCGAACTATGAAGCGCGTGCTCGCAGTCATCGCCACTACGGTCACTGCCAGCGTCGCTGGACTAGTGGTCTATTTACTTTACTTGCTCAGGAAGAGCGCCAAAGACTACTCAGACGAAATGTACACGAGGTAGATCGAAGTTTCGATTTACAGAACGACTTGATATAATGGACAACATGACAAACGACATAGCAAAGATCTTGAGCAACTCATCGACTGGGTTGCTCGAAGAAGCTCGCGGTCTCATTTCGAGGTCGCGGACTGAACTGGCAGAAATGCCAGTGACTACAACAACACAAGACAAAAAGGAAACGGTGACAACAATGTCAATCGAAGTTACACCCCAGCGAGCCGGCGAGCTTTACGCGTCCGGCATGTCCGTCATCGAGGTTGCTCGTGAAACGAACATTACGTACAGCAAGGCACGCAAGCTGATTCGCGACAACGGAACAGAAATCCGCGATGGGTCCGCTCGCCTCAAAGGTAAGACCCGCCCAGTGCGGCCAACCGCTTCTGCGGTACTTGCTGACTCCAGCCTCTAATGCAGCGATTTTTCGCTCGATTCGGTGACGTAATCTGGACTGCGCTGCTGTCTCTCGTCTCCGGGTGTGCTGCGCTTATTGCGGCAATCACTGGAGCATCGATTGAAATCGTAGCAGGTTTAGGACTTTACGGCATCATTCTGGCAATTCTCAGCCCCAGAGCGTAGGACTGCGTAGAAACTAAAGATTGTATAGTAGTCAATACAAGTGGTCCCGTAAACCCCCCGGTGGGACTGCTTGCGACTGGATATAACATGGGTAGTGGGCGGGCTCGAAAGAGCCTGCCTATTATCTTTACAAGAACTCGAACAAAGGAAACAGAATGGCAGATCAACCAGAAGCAGAAGTCTACATGATTACTGTCACAGATGACAAGGGCAATGACATCGTTGCGTACGTCAAGCCTGCGGCAAAGGCGACCTATGTTCGCAACATGTCTTCAGAATACGGAGTCCCAACTATCGTCCCAATGATGATGGCGGACCTTCCAGCAGATGTCGAGTTCCGCAAGTAATTTGCGGACCGACAAACAACGACACAACGACAGAAAGAAACAAAGACAATATGTGGGTATTTACTCAAGACGGATTTATTAGCGCAGTGGACAACGGCTATGTCCCGGGCAAGCTCGCGGTGCGAGCACGTGACAAGCAGTCACTTCAACTTCTCTCGACCGTCACTGGTGAAGAGATCATCAAGCTTACACATACGGACTATCCGTACCGCACGCACGTGACCAAAGAACAGTTCACTGAATTCCTTGCAACCCACGTTGAAGACATTGATTACAAAAACTTCAAGGACCGTGTTTACACGAGCCGCGGCAAAGACTTCGCCGGCGCTTGCGGCAATGTGTGGGATGCAATGCTGGACGTAACAGACGCTGAGGCTCGCGGCATCGGACTTTACTCATAGCCTGAGACAGACGTGGCAAGAGAACTCAAAGACAAAACAAAATATGAATGCGCTTACTGCGGTGAGCGCTTCATCAAGATGCACGACCACATGAGTCATGTCATCGAGAAACATGACAAAGGATTCCGTGAAAGAGGAGACCGCTTGCAACGCCCGATCACGTGCTGGGGTTGCGGGAAAGCTGAAGTCAAAAAGGGCGATGGGCCAGATGGCTGGTTCATCTGTCACCTTTGCGGTTATGAGCTTCCACGCAATTGGGTCAACGGTCAACTCACGCCAGACGAAAACGGAGAAATAAAGTGAAGTACGTCGAGACAAAAAATCGTCGTTCGCGGTAGAACTAAAGTTGATACATTGATTTATACAAGTTAGGCAGATTGCCCAACGAACGACGAAAGGACAGATCATGCAGATCACTGAAGAGAACTACGCTGACGTGAGTTATGAAATGGCGCACGACACTTGTCGCGAATGTCGCGGCTTGCTTGAGTCCGCTCTCATAGCCTTCAAGCGCACACCTGCGGACGAGGTTGGAACGTACGGCGATGATTGCTTTGGCAAGGTCGCGTATCGTCCGTCAAACTGACCGACTGCTCGCAGGCAGAGGGCGGAGCTTTGTCAAAAACTAAAGTTGTTATATTGGTTCTTACCAGCCGGGCAACCAGCCCGTCCGGTACGAAAGGACAAACAATGCACACCACCGAGACCCATGCGGTTGAGATGCTCGTGACAGACACAGTCTGCTACGACATCATCAAGCAAACCGCACAGACAATCACGCTTCGCCGCTGCTACGCAGGAGAAAAAACTCACGGCGAGTTTCCCGTCATTTACAAGGCGGTAGTTAGTGACCCAAGCGGCGAAACAAAGACGTTGCGCCTTCGCAAGGATGGCAGCTTCCGCCTTTATAACGGCGGCAACAGAATTTGGTTCACAAGCGAGCCAGCCTTCCGCACCGACTACTCTTTCTAACGAAGGAGCCAGCCGGCTGGTTGGGGCGCAAGCCCCAGCCACACGGCGGAGCCCGAGTCAGTTTCTAAAGTTGTTATATTGAACTCATCAGCCAGCGCGGCTGATGACGAAAGGACAAATACAATGAATAAGAAATGGGCGCTCCTCAAGGGATCAGACATCGGACCAATGGGACGCGGACAGTCTGGTAAGAAAAAAGTCTATGAGGTCACACTCGACGGATTCACTCTCACTTGCTCGTGGGGCATGGCTGAGAAGCCAAAGCGTCAGACAAGCGTGCAGACGTTCCGCACCGAACAAGCAGCTATGAACGCCGCGTACGAAAAGGTGAGCAGCAAGCTCAACGGTGGCTACGAAGTAGCCTACGCGGTCTAAGGCGTCAGTCGCCGGCTGGGGCCACAAACCCCGGCCGTGCGGCGGAGCCAGACTTCATTTCTAAAGTTGTTATATTGGAACTATCAGCTGGTGCGCCCGCACCGGCGAATGACGAAAGGACCCATCCAATGAGCACGCTCACCTACACCGGACCAGCAGCATCCGAGAAGCAAATCAGCTTCGTTACTGACCTCATCGCAAAGCGCGACGTCGAGGCGGGACTTGCGGCTGACATCGCCGAACTCATTTCACTCGGCGAGTACACCAAGGCACAGGCCAGCGAGAACATCGATGCCTTCTTGAAACTGCCCAAGCGCGTAAGCGCAGTGCGCACCGGAATGCAAGCGCTTCTCGCGAGCGTACCCAAGTCGAAGTACGCAGTTCCTGTAGAAGAACTCGAGCTCACCGACGCGGACGATGTGTTTCACGGAGACCTCGTGTTCCTCGAAATCAAGGAGTACATGCAGACGCTGTACGTCCGCCAACTCCACGGTGCACCTGGCGGCTTCAGTCGCTCGAAGCTTTCAACGAAGAGCGTCACAGCAATCGTTGAGATTCTCGCTCGTGACTCGTACAAGTACGTGAAGATGTTCGGCGAGCATTACGCTTGCTGCGGTTCTTGTGGTGCTGAACTTACCGACCCTCGGTCGCGTGAACTCCAGCTCGGACCTGAGTGCAGGAAGAAGTTCGGCTTCTAATGCGTCAGCGAGTTCGCAACTTCTGGGCGGGAACCAGTCCCGCTCAGAAGGTGTCGCTCATCGCGGGCGTGACTGTTCTGATTGCGGCGCTGCAACTCGACGTGACATCCGTCCCGCCGGCTGAGTTCAACTTCCGTTGCACCAATCCGAAGTACACGCACGTCATTGCGATTGTCGGTGACGGGGCTGACACTCCGGAAAAGCTCGCGCGCACGTACTGCACAGGCGATCTGCGTGCGGCAGCTGAAGCACTGGCTGTCGTGACGCGGTACACAACTGGCACAATCTTCCACGGCGCCATCATCAGTTTACCAAACAGCAAATAATCAAGCGCGCGTTGTACGTGTGCGAACTAATGATACAATGACTGCATGGGTAAAAGCCTCATGGAAAGTCTCGCGATGCTGTCTGAAGAAGAGCGTCGCATCGCACTCGACGGTGTTGACATGGATGCGTTGCTGTGGGACTGGAAAGCTTGGGGCCGACCAGAGCAACAGCAACCTGCCGGTGACTGGAACATTTGGGCGTACATCGCCGGTCGCGGTGCTGGCAAGACTCGCACTGCTGCAGAGTGGGTTCGTGAAGAAGCGAAGTACACAACAACTGGTCAACGCCGGTTCGCTCTGGTTGCACGTACTGCGGCAGACGTGCGTGACGTCATTGTCGAAGGTGAGAGCGGTATCATCAATGTCTCGCCGCCGAGTGAAAAGCCGCTGTATGAACCGTCGAAGCGACGACTGACGTGGCCGAACGGAAACACCGCGACGTGCTTCACTGCTGACGAACCAGACTCTCTTCGTGGTCCTCAGTTCACTCACGCGTGGGGAGACGAGATCGCGGCGTGGCGCCAGACTCCAGACGCTGCGGGTATGACTGCATTCGACAACCTTCGCGTCGGCACTCGACTCGGTGGCAACCCGAAGATCATGGTGACGACCACGCCGAAGCGCGTGCCACTGCTGTATTCGCTGATCAAGGAATCCGAGCAGCACCCCGAGCGCGTAGTCATCTCTCGCGGTTCAACACTCGACAATGCGGGTAACCTTTCTGGCGCGTACCTCAACACCATCGTCGGTGTGTACGAGGGCACGCGCCTCGCTGCGCAAGAGCTGTACGGTGAAATGCTTTCAGACGTCGAGGGCGCTCTCTGGATTGCCGAACTGATTGAACGCACGCGCGCTACTGCGTTCCCCATTGGCACACCGCTCCGCGTGATTGGTGTTGACCCATCAGTCGCGGAGAACCCTCGCGACGAATGCGGCATTGTCGTCTGCGCATCGACTGGCGACCGTGACTTGTACAAGCGTCAAGCCTGGGTACTCGAGGATGCCAGTGTACTTGGGTCGCCAGATGTGTGGGCGAACAAGGTTGTCGAAATGGCACGCAAGTGGTCGTGCCCCGTCGTTGCTGAAGTGAACCAAGGCGGTGCACTGGTGCGCAACGCAATCAACACGATCGACCCGTCTGTGCGGGTACTCGAAGTGCACTCCAAGTATGGCAAGGCACTCCGTGCAGAACCGATCACGCTCGCTTACGAGCAGGACCGCGTACACCACGTTGGTTACCTTGGCGATCTCGAATCGCAAATGTGCGCGTGGATTCCTGGTGAAGGCAAGTCGCCTGACCGAGTCGACGCACTGGTCCACGCACTCACCGCGCTGATGATCAAGCCGCCTCCTGGTTTCACAGGCGGGCAGCTCACCGCTCGCTCACCTGCGGCTCGCCGTCTGCCATCATTCCGTGGTGGCAATGGTGGTGGTGGTGGTGGGCGCGTAGTCAAGCCCAGGTAACCGCCGACAATGAAAGGTACAATCAACCCATGAACACAGAATCAACCAGCACCCCGACACCAGACGACGCGGACATGAGCAGCGCGGATACAACAGAGGCCATCATCGCCGAGGCGACTGAAAAAGTCGTCGAGGTAGAAGTGGTGCCTGCGCCTGCGCCTGCGCCTGTCCAACCGAGCCCATCAGCAGTGGTAGGCACTGGCGATCGCGACGACGTCCTGCTCAGCCGCTGTGAGTTCAAGAGCAAGGTGACGCGCAAGTCGCTCTCTGTCCATCATCTGCAGCGTCGACTCGACGAGCTTGGGTATCGCGACGCAGCGACCGACAAGGATGGCTGGTATGGCGACCTGACTCGCCACGCTGTTGCCGCGTTCCAAGCAGACCGCAAGCTCGATGGCGATGGCCTCATGAACGCTGCCACGCTCGCTGCCATCTTCGATGGCGACCGCAACGTCAACGTCGTCGTCGACTAAACGTGCGCGCCACGCGCCATCCACTGCACTCGTGTCATCACCACGCGCCTAGGCTTGCGTCCGTCACGTACGGGTGCCCATCGCTGCGCGGATAGTGCGCGGACGATAGCGCGGATAGTAGACAGCACTTTTTTCTGCCACCATCGTTGACCAGCGTCGTACCAGGGCACACGCCCAGGTGCCATGGCACTATCGATGACTGACGTCAGGTCCAACAGCCGATGCAAACCGCCGGTGCAACCCATGCGGCTATGCGGTGTTGATGTACGGCCTGCGCCTGTACCCAGCACCCGGCAATGCAACAGCCGCGCATGCGGTGCTCGGTATTCAATTGACTACGACGCAGCGACCATTGCAAATGACCGCTGCCACGCGCAGCTGTGACGACTGACAATGGCCAATGGCCACGCGCAATGCCACAACGCTGCCTATCAGCACTGCCAGCCCTGCTACTCACCTAGGATCGCCCTGCCAGCCTTGCCAGCCCTGCCAACACTGCCACGCGCCCAGCAACGCCCAGCAACGCCCAGCCAACCCCTTGCTAGTCCCCTGGTGGCCTGTAGCTCACTGGCAGTCGCCCTGGCCCTGGCCCTGGCCTCTGCCACAGACACTGAGAGGGCCTGAGTCGTCATCTACCAATGACAACGTGTTACCTGCTAGCCAACCTGACTGACAGCTCTAGACGCCCTCTGATGGCCATTGACTGACGTTTCAATTGTCAATTGTCGATGGTACAGTTGGTAGTCCATTAGTGGCCATGGCCATGGCAAAAAATAACCTTTATTTTTCTGCAGAATTTTGCAGAAAATAATGTTTATTTTTCGGCCCGAGACGTTCCCGGCAGCGGTCAAAAACAACAACTTCCATCTCGAGCGCCAAAACCAGTATTCGCTATTGTACTACTTCCCCTTATATGTACACTTTTTTCTCGCCGTCCGTAATGTACATCTCATTAATGAATGATACAATGACGCAATGAAGCAAGGTGCAAGGCAAGTTCTCCCTCATGAAGAATGTCTTGTTCTACGGAGCCTGAGCGGCGTGGCGCTTCGCGCCCGCGTGCAGGCACTGCATGCTCAGGGTTGGTCACTCGCCGCGATCGGAAACGCATTTGATCCGCCGCGCCGAAGGTCGACTATCCGAACGTGGATCGTCCCTCACAACCCCTCCCTACCCGATTCCTCCTCCGATACCAATACATCAACAATAGTCACGGGCGGACGAAATGAATCGATCCCGCCTGTCCCGTCTGTTCCGTCTGTCCCTCGTTTGCCTAGCCCGGCAACTTTCCAGTCCCCGTTCCCGCCCCTTGAGAAAAGGCGGCGAGTGTATGACAGGTCTAATCCTCGAGTGTCTCCGTCTCAAAAACGCAAAATATCTACACTCGCTCCGCTCGCTCGCAGATACCGAGCACGTACGAATCCCAACGGGACATATGCCCGTGCAAATCAAGAGCTCACTGATCTATGTAAAGATTTGTACCGCTCCGGAGCTTCGGTTCGCGAGTTGTCGCTCGCCGCAGGAGTAACGTACCGAGCAATGGCCCGGAGATTGGGCAGATAGTAATAGCCATGCATATCGTTTTTGACATGTTTCCCGCTCGAGTACTTGTTATTCCAGAGCAAGACTCAAACGCAACTCTTAGCCAGGAAGATCTTGGGTACACAACTCCTGTTCCGAACTCACGCAAGGTAGAAGCCGTTCGCGTGGTTCTTACTGAAGCAACTGTTATGATTGCCGGTGACTCATCAAACGGTCCTGTACTCATTTTCCAAGAAAAGTATGACCCAAGTACGCTTGTACTCAATAAAAATAGATCTAAACCAGGAAGACTCACAACCGTCAACGGAAAAATCATTGTTTTCCAAAAAGACGAAAACTGCGGCTGTGGATCAAAGCTCCGGGCATGGAACCCGTACCGTACGGTGTACTCGACGAAAGACCCTATTGAATGACACAACTACTTGATTACGTAATTCTTGCCCTCGCTGTTTATCGTCTTACGAGACTAATAACAACGGATGTCATCTTAAATAAGTACCGCGAAAAAATCTGGAATAAGTACCCGATTGAAAAAGAAGGTATTGGATACTTGATCACTTGCGACTGGTGCACCAGCATTTGGGTATCATCACTTGTTCTGACTATGTATAAAATAGCGCCAACACCTGCAATAACTGTTTGGGGCATCTTCGCTCTATCAGGAGCAGCAGGGCTATTGAGCCGCATTAGTCAACAATGACCGACTAGTTCCGTTCTAACGACGAGGAGTTTTAAATGGGCGTATTTCGCCGAGAACCAATTGAGCCAACACGCAGGACGGCAATACCACCGTCGCGCATTGTGCAGGTTACGCCCACAGGTTTTACGCCTGCTGAGGCAGTTGCGTATTCCGCTCCTCGTGCGTTAACGGCTGCCGCCGCCCGAGTCCCTTTGAATGATAAAGGTGAAGCAGAGTACTTCAAGAACCGACGTTCGTCTACATCTTCCGCATGGCAATCAGAGGCCTGGGAGTACTACGACGCAATTGGCGAAATCAAGTACGCGTTTAACTTGGTCGCTTCTGTTGTTTCACGAATCCGTTTGTATGCAGCTGTTATAGATAATCCTGCAGAAACACCGGTATCAGTTCGCGGTTCGAGCACAGTTGATCAGCAGCTCGCTTCAGCAGCAGAACGCGCGCTCGCTCGTCTTGACTCTGCATACGGCGGTCAGGCTGGACTTTTACGAGACGCCGCTCTCAACCTTTCAGTGACAGGCGAATGCTACTTAGTACAAATGCCAGCGCGTCCAGGTTCTGGAATTCCAGAGTCATGGGACATCCGTTCTGTTGACGAAGTTCAAGTTGACGCCAAAAGCAACTATGCAATCGCTCCTCGCCGTGACTTCCTCCCTGGCGGACAGTCTGGCTCAAGCGGCAATCAGCGCGGACTCATCCCTCTCCCGAATAAAGCGTTCGTTGGTCGCATTTGGCGTGCGCACCCACGATTCTCTGACGAAGCTGATTCGTCACTTCGTGGTCTTCTCGACCTCTGTGCAGAACTCTTGCTTCTGAACCGCACGTTCCGTGCAACGGCGCGTTCCCGTTTGAACGCTGGTGCGCTCTACTTGCCCGACGGTCTCAGTGTTGCTGCGTCCGCAGATCCTGACTACCCATATGACGACACGTCCGGCCTTGAGCCAGGTTTAACGCCTGAAGAAAGTCAGGACGAGTTCGAAGACGCACTCATGGATGCGATGACAACTCCGATCCGTGATGAAGATTCTGCAAGTGCAGTCGTGCCTTTAATTATTCGTGGACCCGCTGAGCTTGGCGACAAGATCAAGCAATTCAAGTTTGAACGTTCGTTCGACCCCGCACTCGCACAGCGCTCTGATCGCGTACTTGAGCGCATCCTCCAAGGACTTGACGTTCCTAAGGATGTCATTACAGGTCTTGCAAATGTTAAGTACTCGAACGCGATGCAAATCGATGAGTCACTTTACAAGTCGCATATTGAACCACTAATGCTTCTTATTGCAGACGCGCTTACGGTTGCTTACTTGCGCCCGTATCTCGTTGCATCTGGATTTAACGAAGCAGATGTTGAGCGTCTTGTTATTTGGTACGACCCAAGTCAAGTATCGACACGCAATGACCGCGCTGCTGATGCAGACGCTGGCTTTGACAAGATGGCAGTTAGCTACGACACCTGGCGCCGTATGCATGGATTTAGCGAGACTGATGCACCGACACCAGACGAAGTTGCACTTCGTATGGTTATCGAAAAGGGAATGATTAGTCCAGAACTCGCAGAAGCGGTTCTTGGTGCTATCGCGCCTAACATTATTAACGCCTCGCGCGCTGCGCAGCAGTCACAGAGCGTTGCGCCAATTCCACCGGAAGTAGCACAGATGCTCCAAGGCGGACAACCGCCGGCCGGAGCACCGGGCGAACCGCCGTCAGCACCGCCAAATCTTGCTGA